GGTGCATCGTGGCGACGATAAGCCGCCAGAATTTAGGCACAAAAAAAGGGGCGGGCCAAATGGCCCGCCCCGTTGTCGTATTTCTTAGAGTGTCGCGACGACACTGGCTAGGATATAGATCACCCAACTAGATGCAGCGAGTAGCGCGATGGTATCAAGGTTCACTTGCCACCACCGTGCTTCCCATGGATCGCAACCAACGTATCGTGCAGCGTGACCCATGCAGCGTGGACTGCGTTAACGTCGACCCATGCTGCCTTGGCGGCTTGCGCGGCTTCCGTCTTTTGATCACCGAATGACTTCTTAACCATTGCAGCTTTATCCAGCGCGACCTTCAATCCAGCTTCTTGCGCGTTCAACTTAGCAGACCCCGCGCCTTTCGCCTTCACTTCTGTTGCGCGGCCGAGAGCATTGCGCAGATTGGCAAGACGCGAGTTAACGCGCTTGGCAAGCGCACCGCGCAGCGTGTCCTTGCCCCCTACTTTCAAAGCGAGTGTTGTGTTTGTGTACTCGATATAATGCGCCTTAGTCAGGACGCGCTGGGCAATGGCATCCTTTGCTGTCGCATAGTGAATGCCTTCTTTCACGTCGCCTTTCTTACCCGACAGACACGCGACCGTGACGCCTAGTGCAACCAATGTGGCGAGCGCCACGTCGAAGGCCTTGCCAGCATGGTCCATCTTGGCGCTTGCACCATCGGCGATGGTCAGTGCCTCGCGTACTGTAACGGTAGGGCCATTGGATTGAGCAGGGGAGGTCGCTGTTTTGTTTGTTACGTTTGTCATTGTGTTAGTCTCTCTCTTTATACTTGGAAGCGCATCATTGCGCCGCCAATAGGTAATGTATACGCTTACTTACCACCATACGCAATGGTTCGGCACTCGCTACGCGTACCAGATAGCGGTATTCGCCACGTATACCGACCCCACCTGCCCCCGACCCCCCGATCAGCAACTTTTTTATTTTGTCCTATATATACTAATCCAGACCAATCATTCGGTGAAGAACGAAACCGGAACAAAGATCGCCAAGTACACTTACCCACCAAGCCGACAAAGCGTACCAAGTACACTTATCCACTACACCCGCCTCACTCAATCTGTACACTTACCCACCAAGCCCCCTCAGTACGTTAAATATACAGACCCCCCACCCTTAAATAGTTGACATTCCTCAAAAAATATTTTTCAAATTTGGATTACGTTCGCCTGTATGGGTACAGAACCGTCTTTTTGCAACATACGCCTCGTGGACCGCGTATTTTTGCAACATACGCCTCGTGGGCCTTGTCTTCGGTGCAAACATCGCTACATTTTAAGGGTGGCAATGATGCCACTGGCGTCGTTGCGCCGCATTAGGCCGCGCAGAGTAATGACTGCGCGGTCGAACTGTATCTGGGGTGTAAATGGCGGTACGAGGAGTGACAGCAAGCCTCGACCCGCACCGCCGGAACAGCGTGGGAAGGCACACCGTTCAAAGGCACCATGACACCCCCTACAGGCGACGGCAACAAGTTACGTTGCAAAACAACCCCCTCGAGGGTAACGTATCTATATGAGCACGATTTACAGCAGCCCGGAGCTCGGCCCACCCATGCCGAAGACCTCACGGCGCAACGTAGCTGTGGAGGATTTAACCGGACGGGTAGCATCGGCGTCAGCAACCGTGCATATGCTCGTCGACAAGGGGATGTTGTTAGAGCCACTCACCACTGCAGACGAGCGGACCGTGGCGGCCGTTCTCACGGCATACGCGCAAGACCCAGAGGCGACCTCCCGCATCTCGACCAACACACGGATAGGCACCATGACACCAGCATCACTAAGAGCCCTTGACCGGTCGCTCAAAGAATTTGGCCAGAACGTCGTCGAGAGCTCCACTCAGCTGCGTCACTACGTGACCAACAAGTTGATCGAGGAGTCAGACAATCCGGACCCCCGCATTCGCATTCGTGCACTGGAGCTGCTTGGTAAGATCAGTGACGTTGGGTTGTTCGCAGATAAGACCGAGGTGACGATAACCCACCAGACGACGAGCGATCTCAAGGAGGCGCTGCGTGCCAAGCTCGAGCGGCTCGTCAACCCGGACGCCGAGGATGCTGAGATCGTAGAGGCGACCGCCCTGCCAGGCCCACAGCCCACTCCCGTGCCAGATAGCCCAGACGACGACACAGCCTCGGAGCCGGAGCCCCACAAGCCCACTGCGCGGATCGTCACGGCCATAAAGCCGCGCCAGGCGTCCACGGAGAAGGTACCGAAGATCAACCTGGACGACGCGTTGGCCGGGTGGGACGACTGATGGACATCGAGTCGCTCACCTCGGAGATCGGGTTCACAGACGAGGAGCTACGTATACTCCTGGCGAACCTGGACCATCTGACGACGGATGAGGTCGCCGAGGTTAGCAAGATGGTCGACGAGCTCAAAGCCCGCGACACCCGCAACAGTCGACAGAACGATCTGATTGCGTTTTGCGTGCATATGATGCCCACGTACCTCGTGGGGCGCCACCACCGCCGGCTGGCGAATTTGCTCATGGACATCGAGTCGGGCCGCAAAGACCGCATCTGTGTGTCGGTGCCACCACGGCACGGCAAGAGCCAGATGGCGTCGATTTTCTATACTGCGTGGTATCTGGGGAAGAACCCGGGTCACAAGGTCATGCTGGTCTCCCACACGACGGACTTGGCTGTCGATTTTGGACGTAAGGTGCGTAACATCATATCGTCCCCCGAGTTCAAAGAGGTGTTCCCCGACGTCGATCTGGCCGCAGACAGCAAGTCAGCCGGTCGGTGGAGTACGAATTTTGGCGGTGAGTTTTTCGCGTGCATGACTCCCGACACCCTTATTAGTACGCTACGTGGCGAGGTCCCCGCAGGCGAGGTTACGTTGGAGGACCGTGTGATGTCGGGGGGATCGGACCACGCGGTGCATGCCATATTCAACACAGCGCACACGGAGACTATACGAGTTGCGGGAGGCGCGTTTTCAGCGGGGCACTACGTGTGGACCGAAAACCGTGGATGGGTCCTAGCCACAGAAATAAAACCCGTCGATGTATTGCGGGTGGAGAGTTTTACGGATACGTTGAAGGCATCAATAGCGAGGATGTACAATGGCTATCTGGAACACCCCGCCGTACAGGCGTTGGTACAACATAAAATCAAGGTGCGAAAACCCAAAAAACGAGAAGTATCGTTTGTACGGCGCCCGTGGAATACGTTTATGTACGGAGTGGCAGGACTTCAACGTCTTCTTGCGGGACATGGGGGACCCGCCTACACTTCAGCATACGATAGACCGCAAGGACAACGACGGTCCCTACAGCAAGTCGAACTGCCGATGGGCTACGCCTCGCCAACAAGCGAACAACAAACGAACGAACGTAACCATAGACGGCAAGACGTTGGCCGAACATGCACGGGAATTGAGCTTGACGCCCGAAACGTTGCGGTATCGTATAGCGTGCGGCTTGCCGACGTCGGAAGTACTGAACCCGAAGAAGCGCCGGCGGGCGAACTACAGAACCCCCGTGATACAACGCTCCTTAGATGGGTGCGAGGTGGCGCGGTTCGCTACCTTACGCGCGGCAGCGGAGTCGCTAAGTACAGTGAGCCGAAAAAACGCGTTGAAAAGTGTATGGCGCGTGTGCACCGGGGGGCGGAAAACGTACTGCGGGTTCTGCTGGGAGTACGCTCCGCCGGAACCGTAACACGCGACAGCCACGAGCCCCGTCCGTTTGTTAATTTCCGGGTAGGCGGGGACAACACGCTTATGTCCGGCGGAATTTTGACGCACAACTGCGGAGTTGGCTCCGCCCTCGCGGGTCGTGGTGCACACCTGCTAATTGTCGACGATCCGCACTCAGAACAGGACATCCTGAACGGTAATTTTGAAGTGTTTGCAAAGGCTTACGAGTGGTTTGCCTTCGGCGCGCGGACCCGGCTTATGCCCGGCGGGCGCATAGCTATCATCCACACGAGATGGCACCTCGATGACCTAGTAGGCCGCGTAACGCGGGACATGGTCAAGAACCCCGAGGCCGACCAATATGAAGTGTTTGAGTTCCCTGCGATCCTCGAGACGGACGTCGTGACGCCTGAAGGGACGACGGAGACCAAGGAGTCGCCGCTGTGGCCCGAGTTCTTCGATCTGACGGCGCTGCACCGCACCAAGGCGTCCATGCCTTTGTTTCAATGGTCTGCTCAGTTTCAGCAGAACCCCACGTCAGAAGAGGCGGCCATCGTCAAACGCGACTGGTGGAGGGTGTGGACGGGAAAAGAGCCGCCACAGTGCGAGTTCATCATATCCTCGCTGGACTCCGCGGCCGAGAAGCACAACCGGGCCGACTACACCTCGCTGACCACATGGGGCGTGTTTTTCAACGACGAGACGTCGCAGCATGAGCTGATACTGCTCAACGCCATCAAGGACCGGTTCGAGTTCCCGGAGCTGAAGGCCATGTGCCTTGAGCATTACAACACATGGGAGCCAGATGCGTTTATTGTGGAGAAGAAATCGTCGGGCACCGCGGTCTACCAAGAGCTGCGGCGCATGGGCATAGCGGTGTCGGAGTACACACCACACCGAGGGTCTGGGGATAAGTACGCGCGGCTCAACGCCGTGGCCGACATGATATCCTCGGGGCTCGTCTGGGTGCCCGAGACGCGCTGGGCAGACGACTTGGTTGATGAGATCGCAAGTTTCCCGTACGGCTCCAACGATGACCAAGTCGATGCCAGCGTTATGGCCCTGACCCGGTTCCGCCAAGGTGGCTTTATTCGACTGTCGAGCGACCTGAAAGATGACCCCCCGACGTATCAGGGCCAGCGCGAATACTACTAAGTCGACATAGACAACACCATGTGCGGTAGTATACCACACATGCAACTGATAAAGGACTGACCCATGGCCATCGAAAAACAAGCTGACCCTTTCATCATGGACGAGCCGGACGAGGATATCATGCCCTCTGACGTCGAAGTCGAAGTTGCGCCGCCCGATCTGGACGACGAGGAGACGCTTGAAGTAGAGATGGAGGATGGGTCAGTCATCGTGGACTTCGCGCCAGGCGCGATAGAAAAACTCAACGCTGGCCACCACGACAACCTCGTCGACAGTATCAACGAGGCCGACCTTACGATACTGGCCAGCGAGCTCGTCGCGGCGTTTGAGGCAGACCGCATGTCCCGGAGTGACTGGGCCGAAGCATACGTCAAGGGCCTTGACCTGCTGGGTATGAAGATCGAAGACCGGTCGCAGCCGTGGAAGGGTGCCGCAGGCGTATACCACCCGATGATGACCGACGCAGTTATCCGGTTCCAAGCACAAGCCATGAGCGAGATACTACCCGCTGCCGGCCCGGCCCGCAGTAAGATCGTCGGTAAGGTCACAAATGAGAGAGCCGAGCAAGGCACCCGCGTCGTTGGGGAGCTGAACTACCTCACGACCGAGGTTATGCCAGACTACCGCGACGAGACGGAGCAGATGTTCTTCAAGCTGCCGTTGGCGGGCTCCGCGTTCAAAAAAATATACTACGATCCGATCTCCGAGCTCCCCTCGTCTGACTTTGTACAGGCGGAGGACTTTGTGGTGTCCTACGGGGCGTCAAACCTGCGTAAATGCCCGCGATACACCCACGTCATGCGCCGTACGATCGAGGAGATCATCGAGCTGCAGGTGGCCGGGTTCTATTCTGGCGTCGATTTGCCGGAGCCAGAGCGCGATATCAGCGACATTGAGGCCAAGTACCAAGAAATCGCAGGTACGACCGACACGTATGACTCGGAAGACGACCGCCACACGCTGCTTGAGATGCACACAACGATCGAATTGCCGGAGTCGTACAAAGGCGCAGACGGCCGGGCGTGTCCATACGTCATTACGATCGACAAATCGTCCCTTACAATCCTCTCGATCCGCCGCAACTGGGCTGAAAAAGACCCCAAGAAGGCTAAACTGATGCACTTTGTGCATTATCCGTACCTCCCAGGCATGGGTTTCTATGGAACCAGCCTAATTCAGACGATGGGCGGCCTCACAAAGACCGCGACGTCTGTCATGCGTCAGTTGATCGACGCTGGCACGCTGGCGAACCTTCCGGCCGGCCTGAAAGCTCGCGGATTGCGGATTAAAGGCGATAATTCCCCCATGGCGCCCGGTGAGTTCCGGGATGTGGACGTGCCTGGTGGCGCTCTCCGTGACGCAATCATGGTTCTGCCCTACAAAGAGCCCTCACAGACGCTATTCGCCCTGCTGGGCAACGTCGTTGACGAAGGGCGCCGTATCGGAGCCGTCGGCGACCTCCCAGCTAGCGACGTCAACGCGCAGGCTCCCGTAGGGACCACGCTGGCCCTGATGGAGCGCGAACTCAAGGTGATGTCTGGTATCCAGGCCCGCCTCCACGCCGCGATGAAAGACGAACTGCGCATTATCGCGCGTATTGTCCACACTGACATGGACGATGACTACTCGTACGACGTAGGCGAGGGCTTCAGCCGTCGCGAAGACTTCGACGGGCGTGTAGACATTATTCCGGTGTCCGACCCGAACGCTGCGACGATGGCTCAGCGGATCATGCAGTACCAAGCAGCCCTCCAGTTGGCCGAAAAGGCCCCACAGCTGTACAATATGGGCCTGCTGCACAAGCAGATGCTCAACGTGCTGGGTATTCAGGATGCGGGCGATATCATCACACTGCCCGAAGATATCAAGCCGATGGACCCGGTCACGGAGAACATGGCGATCCTCAAGCAAGAACCCACCAAGGCGTTCGCGTATCAGGACCACGAGGCCCATATCATGACGCACATGGCGGCCATGGAGGACCCGAAAATCCAGCAGATGGTCGGCCAGTCGCCGTTCGCGCAGGCTATTCAGACCTCGATGCAGGCGCACATCACCGAGCACCTCGCCATGCAGTACCGCAAGGAGATCGAGCTGCAGCTGGGCGTGCCGATGCCGGGAGTCGACGAGCAACTCCCCGAGGACGTGGAGCGCGAGCTATCCCGCGTTGTCGCCCAAGCGGCCGGCAAGCTGCTGCGCAAAGACCAGGCCGAGGCCGCAGCCGCGGAGAACGCCAAGCAGCAGAACGACCCACTGACACAAATCCAGCTGCGCGAGCTAGCCCTCAAAGAGCGCGAGCTCGAGCACAGGATCATGAAGGACATGAAGCAGTTGGAGATCGACGCGGTAACTGCGGCGGCCACGAACCGCATGCAGCACGCGCGCATCTCGTCGGACGCAGAGCGCGAAGCCGCGCGCATTGGCGTCAAGGTCGCCGAGCTGGAGACCAAGGATCAAGAGGCTGCGGTACGATTGGCTCTTGATGTTGCCGCTGCAATCAAAGACGATATGAACGACGACACTGAGTACGACAGCAGCAAGGAACTCCCAAAAGATGACGGATAACGTAGTAGACCTACACGTAAGAGAGGAACGACGACGGGTGTTTGTGTGCGATTGCGGTTGTTCGTCGTTTGCGCTGATCGAGGGCGGCAGTGCCGAGTGCCAAGTATGCGCGGAGTCGTTCGACCACGGGGGCGCATGGGGCGACTACGACGCGCCGTCTCACACGGGCCCGGAGCCGTACGTCGACATCACAGGAAATAACTCCGTTGAGTTCGCGAGGCGCCGTATGGCGACCCTAGCGCAATCGGAGGATACGGAGCTCTTGATAGTAGCCCGCAGCTGCGGGACAGTGCACGCGTGGTCCACTGCGATGACTGAAGACCAGCTGAATTGGGTCAACGAACGTGCACAGGAGGGCGTAGCAGTGCTGCGCCGTAACCACAACGACAGCAACCAGGAGACACCTACAGATGAGTGACACCACCGCGTTCTATCGCGTAACCCGACGCATTTCAGAGGCCCGTGAGGGCATCGCCGAGTACCTCGCCCAGGGCGGCGCCAAGAGCCACGAGGAGTACATGAAGCTCGTCGGTAAGTGTGAAGCCCTCGCCGAGATCGAGGCCGAAATTAAGGACGTGGAGAAGGAGTTGCTCGAAGAGTAACCCCCACGCAATTATCGCGGATACTCCGTGCAAGGCGCTGTGAGCCTCAATCACTGCTACAGGAGAGACTATGTATACGGACAAACAGCTGGACGACGACGAGCTAGCAGCAAAGCTCCCGGAACCCGTAGGGTACCACATCCTCATCGCGATCCCCGACATGAGCTCGAAGACCGATGGCGGCGTCTATATGCCCGACGCGCTCGTGAAGGCGGAAGAGACGGCAACCATCATCGGGTACGTTATTGCACTGGGGAACGAGGCGTACAAAGACGTCAATAAGTTCCCAAGTGGCGCCTACTGTGCGAAGGGGGACTTTATCATGTTCCGCTCGTATTCAGGCACTCGGTTCAAAGTAGGCGGGAAAGAGTTCCGCCTCATCAACGACGACAGCGTCGAGGCGCGTGTCGCCGATCCACGGGGGTACAGCAGAGTATGACTAAAGGTGAATATCGCGTAGGGATCGCGTTCAATCCCAGCAACAACGGCATCGTCGACCAGATCAAGCAGAAAGCCGCAGAGCTTATCGACTTGGTCGACGCTATCGACGTCACAGTCGGCGAACAGCCGCGCCTACAGGCGCTCGCTATGACCGCGTTCGAGGACGGGGCCATGTGGGCGGTTAAAGCGGCCACCAAACGCGCACCGGAGGGCGAAGCATGACCGACGACACAACAGAGCTTGAGCTCGAGACCGGCGATGACGGTGAGTTCGAAATTGAAATCGAAGACGACACGCCGGAGGACGACCAAGGACGCCCCCGCCGAGCCGAGGGCACCGAGCCAACAATCCCCGAAGGCGACGACGATGACGACGACGACGTCAAACAGCACAGCGAAAGCGTGCAGAAGCGCATCAAACGCCTGAAGTACGAGTTCCACGAGGAACGTCGCGGGAAAGAGGAGGCTGCGCGCGAACGCGAGGCTGCGGTATCGTATTCGAAGAGCTTGCAGTCCGAGAACGAGCGGCTCCGCAAGAACATGACCGAGGGCGAAGGCGTGCTCGTCAGCCAGTCCAAGGCGCGCGTACTGTCGGAGATCAACGCCGCCAAGCGTGAGTACAAAGAAGCGCATGAGGCCGGTGACAGCGACAAAGTCGTGGACGCTCAGGAGAAGCTAACCAAGCTCCTCAATGAGCAGACGCGTATCGAGTCCTGGAAGCCGCCCGTCGTGGAGGCGCAACAGGCGCCCGCACAGCGCCAACCGGCGTATACGCCGCCCAAGCCCGACCAGAAAGCGTCGGCGTGGGCCGAGAAGAACACCTGGTTCGATAACAAGAACCCCATGAGCCGCTATGCTATGCTCGTGCACCAAGAACTTGTAGAAGACGGTGTTGATTTACAATCTGATGCGTACTACAATGCCATAGATAGGGAGATGCGTAAGCGTTATCCTGATCGGTTTGACGGGGCAGAACTTGAGGTAGACCCCCCTCGTCAGGCGAGCTCCGTGGTGGCACCGGGAGGCCGAACGCCCCCCGCATCACGCACAAAAGTGGTTCTCAAGCAGTCTCAGATCGCTATCGCCAAGCGTCTCGGATTGACCCCCCAACAATATGCGGCGCAAATTATGAAGGATAGACTCAATGGTTGATCGCACACCACGCACCCTCGACACCCGCGAAGCGGGCGAGCGCAAAAAGCCGTGGAAACGCGCGTCCATGTTGCCGGTCCCGGACCCTCGCGAAGGAGTTACTTTTCGCTGGATAAGGACATCTACCCTCGGCCTCAACGACAACACGAACGTTTCCCAGCGGTTCCGCGAAGGTTACGTAGCTGTCAAAGCGTCTGACTTCCCCGAACTTCACATCATGTCCGACATCGACTCCCGCTTCAAAGACAATATCGAAGTGGGGGGCTTACTGCTCTGCCAAATCCCATCCGAGAACGTACGAAACCGCATTGAAGGCCAACTCGAAGCTGCACACCTCCAAGACTCAGCTGCCGATCGGAACTACATGCGCGAAGAAGACGCCCGGATGCCAATGCAGTCAGAAAATCGGTCAAAAACTTCGTTTGGCAATGGCTAACCCCGTCGCCGCGGACTAACCCAAACTGAAGGATGAGCACAATGGCTTCTACAGCTGCTCCCTACGGCCTAAAGCCCGTTAAACGAGCTGACGGCATGTCATATGCTGGGGCGACAACCCAGTATCTGATCGACCCCGCCGGTGAGGCGACGAACATCTTCACTGGCCAAGTCGTAATTATCGGCGCAGATGGCTACCTGGCCATCGCAACTGCAACCGGCGCAGACATCACCACCAACAACCTTGGTGGCAGCGGTGTAGGCGCAATCGGCGTGTTCATGGGATGTGAGTATGTAAATGCTCAGGGCCAGTTGATCCACTCCATGTACTACCCCTCCGGCTACGTGGCCCCTGCGGGCACCGCGATCAAAGCGTACGTCGTCGACGATCCGAACGTCTTGTTCCAAGTCCAGTTGGACGGAGCCGGCGCGCAGACGATCATCGGCACGAACACCTTGTTCCCAACGGTTCAAAGTACGTCTACCGGAAGCACCATCACGGGACGTTCCACCTCGGCTTTGGACGCGACTGTCCAGACAACCGTCGGTGCATTCCGTATTGTTGCACATGTGTCAGACCCCGCCGACGACTTCGTCGACGTGCTGGTTAAATTCAACCCAAGCGCCCACAGCTATCTTAACGCTGTCGGCCTGTAAGGAGGAGATAACCAATGGCTATTTCACGCGCACAACTCCTAAAAGAACTGCTTCCTGGACTCAACGCCCTGTTTGGCATCGAGTACAAGAAGTATGAAAACGAGCACACGGACATCTACGTCACGGAAAATTCAGAGCGCAGCTTTGAAGAAGAAGTCAAGCTGTCCGGCTTCGGTGCCGCTCCGGTTAAGGCCGAAGGCTCCGCACTGTCCTACGACAATGCGCAAGAAGCGTTCACTGCTCGCTATACCCACGAGACCGTGGCTATGGGCTTTTCCATCACTGAAGAAGCGATGGAAGACAATCTGTACGACTCACTCTCCTCGCGCTACACGAAAGCGCTTGCACGGGCGATGGCGTACACGAAGCAGGTAAAAGCCGCTTCACTGCTGAACACCGGCTTCTCTGCCTTCAAAGGCGGCGACGCAGTATCGTTGTTCAACGCGTCTCACCCCACTGTGGGTGGCGGCGTAAACGCCAACCAGCCAGCCGTCGCTGCTGACCTGAACGAGACTTCTCTCGAGCAGGCCGTCATCGACATCGCTGCGTTTGTTGACGAGCGCGGCTTGCTCATCGCTTGCCGTCCGAAGAAGATGATCGTCCCCCCGTCCTTGATGTTCGTAGCAACTCGCTTGCTGCAGACAGAGATGCGTGTCGGCACCGCTGACAACGATCTGAACGCGCTGAAGTCCAACGGGTCCATCCCAGGCGGCTACGGTGTCAACCACTACCTGACCGATGCGGACGCATGGTTCCTCACGACTGATTGCCCGAACGGCATGAAGCACTTCGTGCGTAAGGCCATGACCACTGGAATGGATGGGGATTTCGACACTGGCAACGTCCGCTATAAAGCGCGCGAAAGGTATTCTTTCGGAGTGAGCGACCCGCTAGGCATGTACGGTTCGACCGGCGCCGGCTAAAAAAGCCAACGATACCAGATGATTAGGCCTCCACTTCGGTGGGGGCCTTTTCCGTTTCAGCCCCATAGACGTATGTGTTTTGTTGCTGTACGGTGTACGTAGTCCCTGACAGCTACATCATGTAGCTGACACTAACCCACGACAGGAGATACCCATGGGTTCGACAACTTTTAGCGGTCCAGTGACCGTAACCAACGGCGTAGTAGCCGGCATAACAGTCCCCACATACACAGTTGCATCGGCCCCGTCCGCTGCCAACATTGCTGGGTCGATCATTTTTGTATCTAACGGCGTGGCGGGCGAGCCGACGCTAGCGGTAAGCGACGGAACCGACTGGATTTCCAACGCCGGCACCGCGATCGCGAGCTCGTAATATGAGGAGCCCCAAATTCCAGGCCCCCTCGGACGCTGAGATGGCGCGTCGCGGGCTTATGCCTGATGGAACTCCGATCCCCAAGCCGGTTTACTCACCGGCGACGCCCAAGCCGGCGTATTCACCGGCGACGCCCAAGCTCGAGGGGCCAAGCGCATGAAATCCGACGTCAAAGCAACACGACTCGCGTCTAGCGGCGCAGTCTTCGGCGGGCCCGGACGTATCAAGTCGGTCTGGGCGGTAGGGGGCTCTGGCGCCGGCACGCTAACGCTCAAAGACGGCGGCTCCAGTGGCACGACAGTCGCGGTAATCGACATCCCTGCGGGTGTGGGCGGCGGTCACGGCATTATGCTTCCGGGCGACGGCATCCGCTGCTCCTCGGACATATACGCTACGATTGCTTCATTCACGGCCGTAACAGTCTTTTACGCCTAGCGCACACGATGGGACGGCACTATGAGCGAAGTGACAATAACCGCGGCAGAGCTAGAGGCTATACTCGATCGGTCTGCAAAACGCGGCGCCAAGGCGGCTTTAGCAGAGCTCGGGCTGCACGATGAAAGTGCATCGAAGGATTTAGATGCCCTGAGAGGCCTACTGGCAGCGTGGCGTGACACGCGTAGAACAGTGTGGCAGACTGCGGTGCGGATCGGTACCGGTAGCCTGCTCATATTCATAGCGGCGGCCGTGTGGATGTCTGTGAAGACAAACGCGGGCCAGTAGGCGCCGTATAACACGAGGAGATAGCAGTGAATAATGCACGGATGTTTACCGCCCTACGCCGCAAAAACAGCGGGGTGTTCGGGGCATCACTTGGCACGGGGCAAGTAGAAGGCGTGGAGGCTATCGTCATGGAGTGCGCTGCGGAAGGCGCAGACCTCGGGCAAGCGGCCTATATCCTCGCCACCGCATACGGCGAGACCGGCGGCAAGATGCGCCCGGTTCGTGAGAACATGAATTACAGCGCGAAGCGTATCCCTGAAGTATTCGGTGCGCAGCGCCGACAGGGACTATCTGCTGCACGTTTGTCAGGCAACCCGCAGCGCCTCGCTAACACCGTGTACGGCGGTAATTGGGGCGAGCGTGTCCTCGGCAACCGGCCGGGCACGACTGACGGGTGGGACTTCCGCGGCTTCTGGATCGGCCAGATAACCGGCCGGCACAACGCCAAGAAGTGGGGCGACAACCTGCGCGTAGACCTGCTGGCGAACCCGGCCCTGCTTGATGACTTCGACCTCGCTATCAAGGGTCTGGTCCGGCCGATGCTGGAGGGCTGGGCCACAGGCAAAGAGCTGCGAGAGTACGTCTACGGCGATCACCGCGATTACGAAAGCGCACGGCGCGTGTGGAACGGGACGTTCGCAGCGAAGAAATACGCGGGATACGCGCGGGCGTTCGAAAAAGCGCTCGAGGAAGCCGGGTACGAACCTAAGCCGTACGAGCGCACTGTGGCACCAGTTCCGCGAGCGGCGGCGCCCGCGCCGCCAGACGCGTCATGGATCATGGCGATCATCAATGGCATCCTCGCCGCATTCAGAAAGGGTACGAAATGAAGGGTTACAGGACACTTGCGTTTAATGCGCTGTCTATAGTCGTTATGTCAGCCGGCGCGCTGCTGCAGTACGTGGGGGACCTGCCACTCACGGACGCCCAAGCGGCGATCGCGGGCTTCGCAGCCACGGTAGTTGTCAACGTAGGCAACATGTACCTGCGCAAGCAGACAACCACACCAATGGGGAGACAGTCATGATGATTGATTGGGGCGCAGTTATCCTGCTTCTAGCCGCCATCGCCGCGCTGATTTACGTGGTGGTCACATGATCGGGGAACTCATCGGAGGCGTCTTCGCTATCGGGCTAGGTGCGTTCCTGTACTGGTTCGGAGGACATAAACGGGAGAAGAAAATTGACGTTAAAAACGAAAAGATCAGGCGAGCCACGGTCTCGCGTATCGACGGCGCTATCCGCGACGCTGATGCTGACGGCTATGATTGGCGTGGCGAGCTGCACAAACGCAAGTGACGCGGCGTTCTGCGGGCCCGAGTTCCGGCAGGCGATCGACCGACTAGCAGACGAGCTCCAGAGCCCTGACACGCGGGATGAGCTGGGCCGGTCTGGAACAGCGGTTGTTCGCGCAGTTGACGAGGGCTGCACATAGCGTAGTATGCGAGCGTAATTACGAGGTGACGGTATGGCGAAAGACCCACGCTTAGAACGGGCCGGTGTTAGCGGGTTTAACAAGCCCAAGCGAACTCCGAGCCATGCGACCAAGTCGCACGTGGTGGTCGCCAAAGAAGGTGACAACATCAAGACTATCCGGTTTGGCGAGCAGGGTGCGAAGACTGCCGGCTCCGCCAAGTCCGGGGACTCGGCAAAGACCAAGGCCAAGCGCGCTAGCTTCAAGGCACGTCACGGCAAAAACATCGCCAAGGGCAAGATGTCCGCAGCGTACTGGGCCGATAAGGCTAAATGGTGAGGAGCCAAACCGATGATGAACAACAAGATGAAGCCATACACGAAGGCTACGAAGATGGCCAAGGGCGGCGCAGTCAAAGCAAAACCGGCGACTGGGGCTAAGGCAAAACCGAAATCGACAAAACGCTAGTCGGGGGTACGTGTAGTGAAAGGCGTTAAACACTATCTTGTGAGCGGCACGGAGCACAAAGGGGCTACTCACAAGCACAAAGACGGGACGCTGATGACGGGGGCTAAGATGTCCGCGTCCTCGAAG